CGATGGAGGAATTCCTCGGCACGCAGCTTCCGGTGAAGCCGGACGCGCCGCAGATGAAGCTCCTGCTGAAGAAGCTGAAGGGCGACTATGCGAAGGACAGGGAGATACTGGAGAACGTCCTCGGGAACGTGGACGGGAAGGCGGTGCTGGACCTCGACGTGGAGCTCTGGCACATCTACCGGATCCGGAACGGGGAGCTCATCCGCGCGGTTCTCCCGGAAGAGTTTCTGGACGACACGATCGAGGAGATCCGGAAGTGCCTGATCGTCGACTCCAAGACGGGCATCACGATCGACTATGACAAGGAGGATGAAGCATGATATCGAACAGCGGACATGATGAGAATGGCAAATACACCGGCGGGAAGGCAGGCGACCAGACCGGAAAGGAGTGGGCGCTGCAGAAGTGGTATGACCGCCCGTGGAAGTGCGTGCTGAGACATCCGGACGCGGAGGTCCGGGAGCTGCTGGCGGAGCTGGCGGAAAAGGCTGCGAAGAACGACAACGTCGGATACAACCAGAACAAGCGCGGAACGTACTGGATACAGCTCGAGGCTGCCGGGTACGATCCGTCGAAGATCACGACACCGTGCGACGGGGACTGCTCCGGCGGAGTCATGGCGAATGTGAAGGCTGCCGGGTACCTGCTGCAGAGGAAGGAGCTGCAGGAAGTGACCATCACAACGACATCGTACATGAGGAAGGTGCTGAAGAAGGCGGGCTTCGAAGTGCTTGAGGACAGCAAGTACCTGACGAGTGACAAGTACCTGCTGAGGGGAGACATCCTCTTAAACGACGGCAAGCATACGGCGACCAACGTCACAGACGGCGAATGCATCGACGTTCAGGCGTTCGACTTTTCCGTGAAAGATTTCCAGACGTGGCTCAACACCACATACAAGACGCAGCTCAAGAAGAACCTCGGCGCGCTGCTCGACGTCGACGGGAAATACGGTACGAAGTCAAGGGCGGCGGCGCTGTGCGCATGGAAGTACGAACTCAACAAGAAAAAGACCGGATACACCTTCGACCTGACCGACAGCACGTTCGACAGCAACTGCTCAAAGTACGCATCCAAGGCAGCCGTCAAGAGGGGAACGTCCGGGAATTTCGTGTATATCATGCAGGGCATCCTGCGGGTGAAGGGCTACTATACCGGAGCCCTTGACGGAAAGGCGGGGGCACTCAGCGACACCGCCATCCGGAACTACCAGAAGGCGGAGGGACTCGACGTGGACGGCTCCTGCGGTCCAAAGACATGGAAGTCCCTGTTCAGTTAGGAGGTGAGGAAGATGTACTATTATAATAGAGACGGAGTTTTCAACCCGGAAACCGGGAAGGCATACGCAAGCAAGAAAAGCGCCGTGAATAGACTCCTGAAGGAAGATGCCGGGGCAGTATTCGACGAGACAGGAAAACTCATCCGAATCGCCCAGACGGATGCACCGGAAGCGGAACCGGCAGGGACGGAAGATGCAGCGGAGCAGACCGGAAGCGGAACGGAAGAACCGGAAACGGAAACGGCGGAGACGGAAGATGCAGCGGAGCAGACCGGAAGCGGAACGGAAGAACCGGAAGTACCGGAGGAACCGGGCGTACCGTATTACGTCGTGACCACCTGCGATGTGCTGAGGGTGAGGAGCTGTCCGGATCCCGCTGCGCCGGTGGTCGGGAGCATCCGGGAAACCGTGGAGAAACAGAAGTACCGGGTGGCGAAGGAAAAGGACGGATGGGGCATGGTATATGTCCCGCAGCTTAACACCGCCGGATGGATCGCGCTGGCGTACACGAAAAAAGTTTGAAAGGCTGGTCGTTATGGATGAAAAACTGCTGATGGAGCTGATCGGGGAGACAACGATCGAGGATATCGGGGAACGCTACCGGGAGATCGTCGAGATCGTCGGGATCCGGAAGTTCGTCCTCCTGAGCAACTATTCCCGAGGTGATGAACTGTATTTTCCCAAAGTGGAGAACGTGGTCGGACCGGCACGCAACCGCCGGATCAAGAAGGAATATAACGGCTACAACACGAAGGAGCTTGCCGAGAAGTACAACCTGACCGTCAAGCAGATCACGAACGTCCTGAAGGACGAGCCGCCGGCGGGACAGATGACGCTGGAGGATTACCTGAAAAGTGCCGGGACTAATCCCGGCACAGATGGTCAAGCGTGACTTCCAGCGCATCGGCGAGCCGGATGAGCGTGGAGACCCTTCCGTCCCCGCGCCTCTCCAAGTCCTCAATCGTGCGGACAGGGACACCGGACAGCCGGGACAGCGCGGGAACGGACAGGCTTTTCGAGGTTCGTATTTCCTTAAGTTTCATGGCAGCCTCCTAAAACAGGTAGTGGAACAGTGCCACCAGCAGAAAGACCGGGAGCACGGTGAACAGGATACGGATCGCGAGACCGAAGGTCTCTTTCAAAAGTTCTTTCATGTCATTCATCTTGAATTCCTGAGGGAAATGTGGTATTTTTAAATTGGAGCAGGGCTCCGGGGGCTTGCGCCCCCATTGCCTTACTTCGTGACTGAGTAGATGATGAAGAGAATCACACCGGCCAGGGAGGATATCTTCCAGGTGAGCTTGATAAGCTGGTCAAACAGTTTATTGAGCTCCCTGACTATCTCAGTCCACTCTTTTATTCTGTCCCTCAAGGGTATCACCTCCTTATGTATATATAATACCACGGAAAGGCGTGGTTGTCAACAAAAAAATCCCGATTTTATGCGGTTTTCCGGAAAATATTTTCCCGAAACGCTTCCCCTTAAAACTCCATAAGAACAGACCTATACTTAGCATGTAACGTAGTTACATGCTTATTTTTTTGTTTCCGGAAGGAGGAATTTTATGACAGAAATACTGACACAGCTCGGCATCGAGAACGTGACGGCAGCACTCGGCGCGATCATGGCATTCATCGGAGTGTGCGCCTTTTTGACGTCGCTCGTGACCGAGGCGCTCAAGGGCATCCGGACGGTCGACGCGCTCCCCGCGAAACTTGTCTGCTATGTCGTGGCAGCCGTGCTCACAACGCCGGTGTTCCTTGCACTGATGGCATTTTTGAAGCAGCCGGTCGAGTGGTTCATGGCGTTCGCCTCATTCCTTGCATCGTTCGTGGTCGCGAAGGTCGCGATGAACGGATGGGACGATGTGAAGGAACTGGCGGAAAAGATGCTCGGAAAATAGGAGGTGACGTATGGATTATGTGATCACCTTCTCGGACGTGATGACGGCGCTCATCACGGCGGGCGGAACCGTGCTCGTGTTCTTCCTCAAAAAATGGTTTGCAGGGGTCGAGCAGAAAAACGAGGAAACACAGGCAAAGATCGAGTCGGGCAACCGTGCGATCCAGGAACGCATTGAACGCAACGATGCCAAGGTGAACGAGCGGATCGACCGGCTCGAGGAAAAAACGGACAATGACATCCGGCAGCTCAAGCAGGAGGTCAACGACATCAAGGGCGACTTCGCGACGACGTTCGTTCTGCGGGAGGACTTCTTCCGGAGCATGAACGGAGTGGAGGACAAGGTCAAGAGCATAGACGCGAAGCTGGACAGACTGCTCATGATCAACAAAGAAAAGTGAGAAAAGTGAGGTGAACAAAATGACAGACATGGAACAGGCGGAGGTCACGCAGAACAAGGCGATCCGCGGATACATCATCCGGTGCCTTGTGAAGGGCTTCAACAATTCCGCGCTCACCCGGCAGATCTCCAACGCGCTTATGGCGGCAGGGCTGGTGCTGTCCCCGGACATCAGCAAGTATCTGGACTACCTGAACGGTGCCGGATACGTCGAGTTCGCACCGGGGAAGGTCACTGCCTACACCGCCTACGCAAAGGACGCGGTCGTCCGGCTCACCAAGCTGGGTGTCGACCTTGCGGAAGGTACGATTGAAGATCCGGGGGTGGATGTCTGATGGCAAAGCAGAGGAAAAAGACACGCGTCTCCGGCAAGATCGACGAGCTTCCGGACGAGCTCCGGATGCAGGTCGACGTGATGCTCACGGACATCTCCAATTCCTACGAGAGCATCAGCCTGTTTTTGAAGCAGCAGGGATACAGCGTATCCAAGTCGAGCGTCGGGCGTTACGCGATGCGGACGAACACGGCGACGCAGCGGCTGCTGGAAGCACAGGCACAGACGGAGAAGCTGGTGCAGGTGGTGAAGGAAAACCCGGACGCCGACTACACGGAGGCTGCCATCCTGATGATGATGAACGGACTGGTGGACAAGGTGGCGACGGCGGAGGAGGAGTTCAACGACCTGCCGCTGGACAAGGCGGGGCGGCTCATAGCTTCCCTGTCCCGGACGAAGGTCTACAAGGACCGCGTGCGGCAGGATATGAAGAAGAAAGCAGATATCGCCTTGAAGCAGGCGGAAACGGAACTGATGCAGGTGATCCGGCAGGATGAGGAGTCAAAGCAGAAGCTCCGGGAAATCCTGCTCGGGGCAAGGGAACGGATGGTCGCGGATGATTGATGTAGAGGAATGGCTCAGGGAGCTGGACGAAGGCGAGGATGCCGAGATCAAGAACAATGAGGAGTACCAGACGAAGCTCTTTGAGGATTACGTCCTCCGGGGCTTGGACCACCGCAGCGAGCGGGAAGGGCTGCTCGCAAGATACCGGAAAGGGGAGCCGCTGATGGGCGAGCGCGGACTGCGCAGGGAGCTGGCAGCGTTCGACCTGCAGTACTTCGGCAGGGCGTACCTCTCCCATTACTTCAAGCGCAAGTCGCCGCATTTCCATGAGGAACTGGACGAGATCTGGACGCACGGCGTGTTAAAGGGCATGAACCCGGCAAGGGACGCGAAGGAAATCTCCTACAGGAACGGCTCGCGGAACGCGGTCGCGGCACCCAGAGGTCACGCGAAGTCGACGAACTTTACCTTTAAAGACGACCTCCACGCAATCCTGTACGGGTACAAGCATTACATCCTGATCCTGTCGGATTCGTCCGAGCAGGCGGAAGGGTTCCTCGAGGACATCAAGACGGAGCTCGAGGAGAACGGGAACATCATCATGGATTTTGGGGAGCTCAGGGGAGACCGGACGTGGAAGACCGGCGTTATACTCACCAAAAATGGCACAAAAGTGGAGGCGATCGGCTCCGGAAAGAAAGTCAGGGGACGAAAACACCGGAACTGGAGACCGGACCTCATCGTCCTCGACGACATTGAAAACGATGAAAACGTCAATACCCCGGACCAGCGCAAGAAGTTGAAAAGCTGGTTCGACAAGGCAGTATCGAAAGCCGGTGACACATACACGGACATCATGTATATCGGGACGATCCTGCATTATGATTCCCTTCTTTCGAAGGTGCTTGTCAATCCAGAGTATGAGACAAAAAAATACCGTGCGGTCATCAGCTTCGCAACGAACACAAAGCTGTGGGACGAATGGGAGGGCATCTACACGAACCTGTTCGACGACGACCACAAGGCGAACGCACGGAAGTTCTACGAGGAACATGAGCAGGAAATGCTCGAGGGCACGGAAGTACTGTGGGAGGAAAAGCTCCCGTATTACAGCCTGATGGTCGAGCGCGTCTCGGCAGGTGAGGCAGCCTTCAATTCCGAGCTGCAGAATGATCCGGTGGATCCGGACAACGCGACCTTCAACCCCGAGTGGTTCGACTTCTACGAGCCGGAGCTGATGGACTGGAAGAACCCGGAGTTCATTTTCATCGGGGCGAACGATCCGTCACTCGGCAAGAATAAAAAGTCGGACACCAGCGCCATCATCAACATTGCCTTGTCGACGAAGACCGGGTACATGTATGTGGCGGATGCATCCGTGGAGAAGCGGAAGCCGGACGTGATCATCGACGACGTGTTCGAGATGAACCGGCGGCTCCGGCGGGACTACGGAAAAGGCTTTTACAAGTTCGGTGTGGAGACCGTGCAGTTCCAATATTATTTCAAGGAAGTCATGGCAAAGAAGTCGGCGGAGGCAGGGGAGTACATCCCCATTGAGGAGATCCAGAGCAGCACGAACAAGGTGCTCCGCATCGAGTCACTCCAGCCGCTGATCAAGAACAAGTACCTGAAGTTCAACCGGGAGCACAAAACGCTCCTGAAGCAGATGGAGGAGTTCCCAATGGGACGGAACGACGACGGTCCGGACGGACTGCAGATGGCGGTGCAGCTTGCACAGACGGTCAGCGCGGCTGTCAGCAGCACGCAGTACCGGAGTATCATCAAGCGCCGGTTCCGGATGGGCAAGGGTGCTTATTAGGAGGTAAGGATTTGGGCAAGAAAAAGAAACGGAAGGAAAAGCCGTTCGATCCGGAAACGGACACCGGCATCCTGAAGCCGGTCCGGGCAAGGGTGGCAGCCGGGGACGTCAATGACAAGTACTCGACCTACCCGTCCAACGGGCTCACGCCCAAAAAGCTCGCGCGGATCTTCCGGTCGGCGGATGCTGGTGACGTATACGAGCAGATGGAACTGTTCGAGGAGATGGAGGAAAAGGACACACACCTTTTCTCACAGCTCCAGACAAGGAAGCTCGCCGTGACCGGACTGGACTGGGAGGTGCAGCCGTTCGGCGACACGGAGACGGACAAGCAGGTGGCGGACTTCGTCAGCGCACAGCTCCGGGGCATCGAGAACCTCGACGACGTGTTCCTTGACATGTTGGATGCCATCGGCAAGGGCGTAAGCGTCATGGAGATCGGGTGGGGCGTCAGCCCGGAAGGGTGGAACGTCATCGAGGACATTGAATACGTCCACCCGAAGAAGCTGGTGTGGAACAGCGTGACGGACGAGATGCAGATCTGCACGAGGGAGTTCCCCTCCGGGGTAAGCCTTCCGGACAACAAGTTTGTCGTACACCGGTACAAGGCAAAATCCGGACACACGAGCAGGAACGGAATCCTCCGCGTGGTCGCGTGGATGTACTTATTTAAGAACTACGACGTCAAGGACTGGGTGGCGTTCTGCGAAGTGTTCGGGATGCCGCTGCGGCTTGGCAAATACAGCGCGGCAGCGTCGGAGGAGGACAAAAAAGCCCTCATGGAGGCAATCTACAGCCTTGGGAGTGACGCAGCGGGAATCGTTCCCGACACGACGGTCATCGAGTTTATCGAGAGTCAGAAGACAACGAGCGTCGAGATCTACGAACAGCTCGCACGGTACTGCGACGAGCAGATCAGCAAGGCGGTGCTCGGACAGACACTGACATCGGACAGCGGCGGCGGGAGCTACGCACAGTCCAAGACACACAACGAGGTCAGGCACGACCTGACGGTCGCGGATGCGAAGGCGCTTGCGACCACGGTGCGGCGGGACATCATCCGTCCATTAGTGGAATACAACTTCGGGCATGGCGTGAACATACCGTTCTTCACGTTCGACTGTCAGGAGGCGGAAGACCAGAAGGAGATCGTCGACATTTACCGGACGCTTGTATGCGACATGGGACTCAAGATTCCGGAAAGCCACGTTTACAAGAAGTTCAACATTCCGAAACCGGAGGACGGGGAAGAAGTCCTGCATCCGGCAACGGCGGCAACAGCAACCGGGTTCCCGCAGGGGACGGAGGAGCAGAGCCTGAAGGACGACACGGGGCAGCAGGAGCAGGACCAGATCGACGCCATGGCAGCGGAAGCGGTGAAGCGGGCGGAGGATGTATTCCATGAAATGATGAAGCCGATTCTCAACAGAATTGACACAGCGGACAATCTGGAAACGCTCCGCGAGAGCTTAAAGGACGAAGACGAGATCAAAAAGCTCTATGAGCAGATGGACTCGCCGGAGCTGGAGGACATCCTGCATCAGGCGATCTACCTGTCGGAGCTGATCGGAAGGAGCAGGCAATGAAAGAGGCTTCCTACGGACTCACCGGCGACTTCATCTTCCGAAGCGCCGTGGAATTCCTGAAAAAGAAGACGCCGCTGACGGAGGAGGAATACAAGAGCCTCTCCGACGAGTGCAGGGCGAAGGCGTTCACCGTGTCCGGTTACACGGGTGTCGAAGTGCTCCAGAAGTTCCTCGACGAACTGACGGACGCCTGCGAGAACGGCAGCACGAAAAAAGAGTTCGCGGACAATATGAACGATTTCCTTGAGCGCAACGGCTTTGAAGGACTGGATCCGTTCCACGCGGACGTGATCTTCCGGACGAACATGCAGACGGCATACAACGCGGGGCATTACAAAAGCATGACGGATCCAACGACCAAGAAGCTGCGTCCATACTGGAAATACGTCACGGCAGGGGACGGCAACGTGAGGGAATCCCACGCGGCAATGGAGGGAAGGATATACGCCGCGGATGATCCGATATGGGACATCTGGTACCCGCCGAACGGATTCCGGTGCCGCTGCACGGTGGTCAGCCTTACCAAGAGGCAGGCGGAGAATGCGGGGGTGCCCGTGAGCAGGGACGCGCCGTACAACGTGGACTACTCCACGGGGGAGATCAGATACCAGTACCCGGACAAAGGGTTCTCAAACAACCCGGCGAAGGACGCGTGGAAGCCCGACCTGACCGGCGTGGATGCCGGACTGAAAAAAGCATTCCGGGAGCGGGAGAGGCAAAAATAGGCGGCGGACGCACAGAAACGCCGAAAAGCGTTTTTGATTCCGAAAAGGTAAATTTCCCCGCTGACGGAACTTGAGGGGCGTTATAACGCGTTATAACGGTGTTAGAGAGGTATACGAAAGGAGAAGTCAAGGTGAAAATGGTAGCATGTTCCGGTGAACCCGTCGGCATCGACGGTGTACCGGAGGAAATCAAGATACTCCCGCTCGGGCATGTGCATTCCCAGAAGGGGGACTTTGAGGTCGACGATGAGAGCATCGGGCTGATACAGAAGCAGTTCAAGCGTCGCAATCTGGACCTAGTGATCGACTACGAGCACCAGACCTTAAAGGACATGCAGGCACCCGCGGGGGGATGGATCAGCGACATATACAAGGGGGAGGACGCGCTTGTCGCCCGCGTGAAGTGGACAGACAAGGCAAAGGAGTACCTCCGCAACCGTGAATACCGGTACCTGTCCCCGGTCGTGATGGTCCGGAAGCGTGACAGGAAAGTGGCAGCCATCCATTCAGTGGCGCTCACGAACACACCAGCAATCGACGGGATGTTCGCTCTGGTGAACTCCGTTGATATAAATTATGAAGAAGACGAGGAGGAAACAAAAATGGACCTGAAAAAACTTGCAGCGCTCCTTGGTCTCCCGGAAACGGCGACCGAGGAGGAGGTCGAGCAGGCACTCGCAGCGGCAAAAGCCGCGGCAGAGGCAGACGGAAA